ACAATTCAAGTCGCGCCACAGGACACTTCGCTCCAAGCCAGTGTAGGTGCACCCACGGCTGGTGGACTCAAGGTCAATCCCGCAGTCGTCCTGTTAAAGAGTGACTTGGTTATCCGAGAGTCACTAACAACGAATGGCTCGACTACGGCTTTCACCTTGGCAAACACTCCTGTCGCGGGCGGCGAAATGGTGTTCTTCAATGGCTTGTTACAAGAGCCAGGTGTTGGAAACGATTACACGATTTCATCTAGCACGATCACCTTCCCAACTGCGCCGCTGGCGACGGACAGGGTTCGTGTCACCTACGTGAAAGGCGCCGCCGTATCAATACCGTAACTTATGTCGGCAACACAAATCAAAGGCAAGCAGGTCTATCCGACGACCATCCAGCGTAGCGACATGGACGTAGGCACGCCGGGGCAAGCTGTCGTTACCAAGATCGTTCAAGGCAATAACATCACGATCAGTAGCACCGGGGCTGACTCTGGCACAGGTGATGTGACGATCAACGCGCCAGCTCCCGGTCTGACACAGGTCAGTTCGGATGCCTCACTCTCTGGATTGGGCACGCCAGCGAGTCCTTTGGCACTCGCAGCTCAATCTGACGCCAGTCTGTCAGGCCTTGGCTCTGCGGCAAGTCCACTCAAAGTGGTGGGAGTTAATGGCGTCACGAATGGCAGCAACGCTGCCGCTGGTCAGGTAGGCGAAATGATAACGTCTGCAAAGGCCAGTTCAGCGGCAGGAGCAATGGGCGCAAACGTTGCGGTGAACATCCTGAGTATATCACTCACCGCTGGCGATTGGGACGTTCAAGGAAGTGTCGGTATTTACATAACAAGTTTAGCCGCAAACACTGCGGCACAACTGAGTGCTGCTATCGGGAACTCAGCCACAATCGCGGATGACGGTTATCAAGGTTACGGCGAAGGAGTGAATCCAAGTGCTGCCGCAGCCACGCCATACAACACCATACCAATGCCGCCACGCCGTTTCAGTCTGACAGCCACAACGACGATTTACCTTGTCGGCAGAACGAGCATTGCTGGCAGCGGCTTCGGTTACATTCAAGCCAGGAGAGTGCGATGAGTGCCACCACGTTACTGATCGTTAATGGCATCTGCTCGTTTGTGGGCGCTGCCGTAGGCGCGTGGCTGGGTGTGCGAGGATGGTTCAAGCGGGAGGCCCAGAAAGACCGCGCGGAGGACGCACATGACTTCTGAACAACCACCCAACCATCATGGCTGGCGCGACGTGCTTGCGTGGGGCTGCGTGATTATCTTTCTCTGTGCACCGCCATTGATCTTCGGAGCGCACATGCTCGGCTTGCTTGTCGGCATCGACAAAGACCTCGACTATCTGAGCCGCTGGTATTTCGCAATCACAGGCGTATTGATTTCGCTGGCCGGACTGAACACCATCCAACAAGTGAAGAACGGTCGGAACTCATCGCCTGACAAGGAATGGCATCCAAAGCCACCGCGCACAATCGAAGCAGCACAACACAAGGAGCCAACGACAGAATGAAAACACACACCGCAATCATGACGCCGCTACTGGTGATCGACCAAGTGTTGATCGCTGGCGCGGGGGACTTTCGCTACATCGCTTTCATCTCGGATTTGGACATCTGCAACGACGGCACCGGACCGGACTACGATGATCCGCATCACCAGAGCCAGACCGCCTACTACAACGGCGGCGAATACCTCAACGCCGACGTGGATAAATATCTGGTCATCCCGCCGCAGGTGCGCGCGATGATCGAACCGGTGGCGATGGGCTGCCAAGGCCGCGTAACCAATCTCACCACGGCCAAGTGGAGCGCCGCTGTGACTGGCGAGATCGGGCCAGACGACAAGACGGGTGAAGCCGCGTATTGCTTGGCGAAGATTCTCAATCCCAAGATCACGCACAACAGCGGCGACTCGCGCCGCATTTACCTTTACGAACTGTGGCCGGGCATTCCGGCTGTAGTAGATGGCAAGAAGTACAAACTGGAGCCAGCCGGATGAGAAACTACGCCCCCAAGGCATACGCAGCAGCAATCATCATTGCATTGGCAGTGGTGCTACTGTGGCTCTGGTTGTGCGAAATGCAGTAACACGGAGAACCACATGAGCAACGGCATCACAGTCCTACCACCACCACCGCCGGTCGTCCCGCCATTCCTGCAAATCGTCCCGCAGTACGGCGTGGACCTTGTGCCGGACATCGATTTCGCGGTCAAGGACCCGGCCATCATTGCCAGCGAAGTCATCGCCGATTATCAGACGGCGTTCAAGGCGCTGACCAACATCGCCAAGACGCTCGCGCCAGCCGATCCGGTGCGCCTGTTCCTGCTGGTTGTGTGCGACTGGCTCTCCCAGCAGCGCACCATTATCGATTTCACGGGGAAAATGAATTTGCTCAAGTACGCCCATGACGCCTACCTCGACAACCTGGCTGCGTTGCACGGCGACCGCACGCTGCGCCTGCAGGCGGCCCCCGCGCTGGTGACCCTGCAATTCACGCTGACAACCGCGCTGGCGTTCGACGCCACGATTCCACAAGGCACACAATGCGCGGCAGGCGCCGTCCTGTTTGCCACGCTCACGGATTTGGTTATTCCTGCTGGCGCATTGGTCGGCAGCGTCGGCGCGCAGGCAGTCGCACCGGGGACGACCGGCAACGGCTTCCTGCCGGGGCAGATAACCGCCATCATCAACTGGAACCAGCAATGGGCGGTGACCGTGACCAACACGGACACAAGCGCAGGCGGCGCGGAGACGGAGAGCGACGACCAGTACCGTTACCGCATCTGGCTTGCCATCGAATCGTATTCCACCTGCGGTCCGCACGATGCCTACGAGTTCTGGGCGCTGTCCGCAGACCCGTCCATCATTCAGGCGGTCGTGTATTCCGCGCCAGCCATTGCCGGTGAAGTCTGGATTTACCCGTTGTGCACAGGCGGCACGCTGCCGAACCAGCAGATTCTCGACGCAGTGCTGGCGAGCTGCAGCGCAACGTCGCGGCGGCCGGTAAGCGATTACGTCAGCGTGTTCGCGCCGACTGTGGTGGGTTACAACGTCAACGTCGACTACTGGGTGCTCACGGATAACCAAGTGCTGCTGGCCACCATTCAAGCAAACGTCGAAGCTGCCGTGGCGGCATGGGTTCAGTGGGAGCGCAGTTATGTGTCGCGCGACATCAACGGCGACGAACTGATCAAGCGCTGCCTCGAAGCCGGTGCGAAACGGATTGTGATCAACAGTCCCACACCGAACTATCAGGTCATGGACTACAACCAGCTTGCCGTGTGCGACCCGACTTCGGCGGTTGCGGACCAATCCTTCAGCGATGGCGTGAACACCAGCGGCACGGCCATCTGGCAGAGCGCCACCGCAAACTTCCAGCAGAGCGATGTCGGGTTGACGATCACCGGCGCGGAGATTCCAACGGGCACGACCATCCTGTCTGTGCAAGGCGCCACGCAATGCACGCTCTCGCAGAACACGCTCACCGGCACCGGCAGCAACCTCTCGTTCGTCGTGCATGCTCGCGGCACGAGTGTGGTGGTCACCTACCAGGGACTCGAGGACGCATGAGCACGACGCTCCGCGGCAGTCAGTTGATCGACAACTGCACTGTGTCGATTCAATACGACCGGCAGGTGCAGGCAGCCTGCCAAGTGTTTGATCAACAGATGTACGAGATCATCGACGACACCGGCCAGGTTGTTTTCATCCCGAACATTATGGGGCTGACCGATAGTAACCTTGTCGATATTCTGGCGTGGCAGTTTCACGTGGACTTCTACGACACGACCAAGGACTTGGAATTCCGGAAACAGCTGGTCCAGTTGTCGATTGTCTGGCACAAGACCAAGGGCACCGTCGATCTGGTGAACCAAGTGCTGAACATGTTTTACGGGCCGCCGTTCTACTCGACTGCGCCTTACATCCAAGAGTGGTGGCAGTATTACAATCCCTTCCCGCCCAACTATCCGATCGTCAGCGTGGACGAGCAGGTGGCCACGTTCCGGCCGCAGGACGTGGACCCGTTACTGGACAAGTTTTTAATTCCTGCCGCCGTAGCTAACGATGAGGCGGTATACTTCAAGCTGGGCGACCCCGTGAACACGTTGCCAGCGCCCCTTGTGGCGGGCACCACCTACTACGTGGTGAACTGGACTACGACAGAGTTTCAGGTGGCTGCAACGGTAGGCGGCGCGCCCATCGACCTGACAAGCAACGGCTCCGGCATAATCAACGAACTCTGGAACAAGGCCAGCGGCGGCGGCAACTGGCATGATCGTTACCGGTTCAGAGTCATCGTCGATAACAACGTCATTCCGACCAGCGAAGTGCCAGCGATCATCGATCTGATCAAATACTTCAAGCCGATCTCGCGCTGGCCCGAAGGCGAGACGCTGCAGCCTACGGCCAGCCTCGGCAGCCTTTATGTTTTCGGCTGGGATTTCTTGACAGTGACAATTCAATCTGCGGCAGCTACAATCAGGACACCTTCATAATATGGCTCTCAACGTTCAGGTCTTTACCAACATCGGCATCACAATGCTGGGGCAAGCGGATGCCGGTCAGACGCTTACCATCAACCGCATCGTGGTAGGCAGCGGGTCCGCCACGCAGGACAGCGACATCTACCCGCTGACTGCCCTTATCCGCTGGGGCGCGGACGTCACCATCACGCGCAAGCAGGACTTGGGCAACGGCATCATGCTGGTAAGCGGCGTGCTCAACGAATGGGAGATGCCAGCAGGAGCGCCCTTCCAGCTTCGCGAACTGGGCATCATGGCGCAGACAGCAGCCGTAGGCGGCGGCACCACGTCTCAGCCAGCGCCAGTGCCACCGCCGCAGCCATTGCCGACCACAACCGACTCGTTGTATTGCGCGTCCAACGTTTACGCCAACACGCCGCAGACAATCACTCCCGGCGGCACGAATAGCTGGGCGTTCGACATACAGGTGCAGATCGACCGCGCCACCAGTGTAGTCGTCAACATCCAGCCAGCCAGCACCTATGACGCCGAGAACATTCCAACGGATGATCTGACTGATCCCGGCTGGTATGCTGGCCGCTCCGGCAACGTGTTCCAGTTCAAACGGGCGGTTGCTGGCGTAGGCATCCTTCTCGACTCAACCACTTATCCGGACCGCATCATCATCGAGACGACCCAACTGGCTAACAATCTCGACTTGTACGTGCCGATGAACAATCCGGATTACGTGGCTGGCCCGAACAAGGCGATCTTCGCAACGATACAGGCCGCACACGACTACCTGTTAGCGTTCACGATTCCAGCGCAATACCATGCCACCATCCACGTCCACGAGTTAAACCACGCCGTCATGTCGGTCCCGGTAAGCGGTATTAACTTCACTCATCCCAACTCCACACAGATCAATGTTATCGGCGAAGCGCCTGTTGCCATACCTGTTACTTCGATCACCCCCGGCACCGGCGGCGCGAAAGTTTGTCACGTGGCCAGCACAACCGGATTATCGGTCGGCCAGTTCGTAGCCATCCTCGACAGCTACTGGGGCTACGGCGGCGGTTGTTACATCACGGCGCTGGGCGCAGGGACGGTCACCTGCAACACGTGGGACCAAAGCGGGATGCCCGTCTACGCCAAGACGGACCCCGGCACCAGTCATCCACGATTGGTTTATCTGCCTACGGTTCTCCAGATGCTCGCTACGCCAGCTACGATTACCGGGGTGATTAACTGCCCGAACGGCATCGGTCTTATCCAGAACATCTGCGGCATAGGCGATCCACGGCCAGTTGCGCCCAGTAACAACCAGATGAATTACCTCACTTACATCTTCAACATTGGCGGCACAGGCGGGTCGCTGGTGAACACATGGGCCATGTGCGGCAGGCGCGGGTTTAATCTGTACGCTGGCAGCACCAGCCTGTCGTGCGATCATCCCTGGCCGTACGTAGGCGCTATCGTTGCCGCCAACTGCGCCTTCGGTATCCTTGGTTCCGGCGTGGTAGCCGCGTTCGACCGGACCTACGTCAACGGTTGCGCTCAGGGTATCCTTCCCAGTGGCGCTGGCTTCGCGGTAGGCTCCATCGTTGGCGGCATGGATGACACCATCGTTTATCTCAACCACAATTATTATGGCGTGAATTGCAGCGGGCTGTTCTTGGGCGGCAGCTACGTTTACAGTTGTAACGCAATCGCTTTCCAGTCTTACTCAGGTGGCTCGATCCAACTGGACGCGGCGTACCCGTCCGTGCCGGAATACAACGGCACGCTGGACACGAACGGGACGGACCTGCTTGCCACAGGCATGAGTTACATCTGGTATGACGAAAGAGGGCAGCACGCGCCTGTCACGACGCCGCCCCATGATTCGGTTGTCACGGCGGACTTGGCAAGCGGCCAGTTGTCCTTCATCCATGTGCAGAACACGCCGCACAACGGCGCTGGCCCGATCGGGCCGAACGGTCCGCAGGACAGCGGCCAGCCGGTAGGTCCGCAAACTCCAGTAGCTGGCGGGCCGGGACCGGGCGCGCCGCCCGGGAACGTCCCGTGGACGCCGTCTGACACGCCGACCGTGCCGCCCTTGCTGTCGGCGCTGAACTTCCCCATACAGCCGTGAAGGCCGGACCCCCTGCCATGATAGCCACCGGCAAGAGAAAACGCGGTGGCGGGCCGCCTAAGCGCGGCAACGGCCTGTCTGGCGGGCCTCATACAGTCGAGATGCGGCCACCGGACAGCCTGCGCCCCTTCGACAAGAACCCGCAGCAACATCCCCCCGAGCAGATCGCGCAACTTATCGACTCGATCAAAGAGTTTGGGTTCACCGTGCCGGTGCTGTGCGACGAGGACTACATGGTCCTTGCCGGTCACGGACGGCAGATGGCGGCGGTCGAGATGAAGCTGCCCGCGATTCCAGTCATCCGACGCTACGGTCTTACACCGGCGCAGAAGCGCGCCTACGTCATGGCCGATAACAAGATCGGCCGCAACGCCGACTTCGACTGGCAACTCATCACCGAAGGGCTGAAAGATTTGAAGGAAGAGGGGTTCGACTTGGACTTGACCGGGTTCCGCGACTTCGAATACGAGCCGTTGTTGCAGGCCAAGTGGACGCCGCCCATGCCCAAGGAAGAGAAGAACCGCGGGACCGCGCTGGTAAGCGTGACCGGCGACCAGCTCGCCATCATCAATCAGGCGTGGGAACGGATGAAGGAGAAGGAGAACGCAAAGGAAATGACCGTGGGCCGGTGCATGGAACTGCTGGCTGCGGATTATCTGGCCGGTTCATGACACTCCACCCGTTCTGCCGCACACCGACACTGTACTTCGTGTGCCGCGGCGTGGGCTACGAAGTCAGTTTCCCGCGCAAGGCACCGCCAGCCATGCTGGTCAGCCATTGGTATCGCAAGGATTTCGAAGCGACACGGCACACGTTCAAGTTCCGGTCGTGGATTCTGGACAGCGGCGGGTTCAGCGCGCACGCGGCAGGCAAGTCGGTCGACCTTGACGACTACCTGCTCTACTGCCACGAGAAGATGGCGTGCGAACCTACCTTGAAGGAAATCATCTGTCTGGATGTCATCGGCGACTGGCGCGGGACCAAGCGCAACGTGGAGAAGATGTGGAAAGCTGGCGTGCCCGCCATGCCGGTGTTTCACGTAGGCGAACCGCTGGACGTGTTGAAAGGCTACGCCGACGACTACCCCAAGGTGTGCTTGGGCGGGATGGTCCCGTTGTCGGTGTCGCAGCGGCGGCGGTTTGCCGAGCGCTGCTTCGCGCGGGTGTGGCCCAAGGCGATGCACGGCCTCGGCGTAGGCGGTCTGGAATCGATGATCGAATTCCCCTGGCACTCCGTCGACAACTCCTCGTGGGTGGGGTGTGTCCGGTTCGGTCACTGGGAGGCGTTCGGCAACGCGCCCCTGCGGACCCGCAACGTGGGCGGCCTCTCCCTGCGTGCGGAAGTCGAGCACCACATGGCCTACGAGCGCTACACGTGGCAGCGCTGGCACAACGAGATGGCCCAGTTCGATCACGAAGCCCTGTTGTTGCCGCTTGCGCGGCAGGAGTGGCTACGTTACAAGCAGGGACATGATAACCGAAACGAAACCGAACCTGCTCCCGCCAAAGCTGGTGGACATGGACGCCATCGAGAAAGCCACACACGATCTTCTCCTCGCGCTCGGGCAAGGCGACAAACCCGAAGTCATGCAGAACACGCCACGGCGCGTGGCTGATCTCTACGCGGAATGGATCAACCCGCCTTACATCGACGCGGAATTCGAACCCAAGACGTTCGACAACCCCGGGGTGACGGACCCCATTTACGTCAACGACGTGCAGTACGTGTCGATGTGCGAGCATCACCTTGCGCCCGCGTTCGGCATAGCCCACGTGGCCTACGTCCCCAACGGCAAGGTGGTCGGCTATTCCAAACTCAAGAAAGCACTCAACTACGTTGCGCGGCAGCCCACCTTGAACGAGCGGCTGGTGGTAGACGTCGCGGACTACATCGAGCGTGCGCTGCAACCGGCAGGCCTCGCGCTGGCGCTCTGCTCGGTCCATTGCTGCATCGCCCTGCGCACCAATGCGCCCATGGAAGAAGTGGTCACCGTGACCGCGTTCCGCGGCAGTTACCGGGCCGACGACATCCTGCGGTCCGAATTCTGGAGCCGCGTGCATACCAGCAAGGCCAGTTACCTCGGCGCGTGAAAACACTATGGCAAAACAAAAACAGAAGGAACTACCAATCAAGGGGCCGGGCATAAGTCCGGTCCGCATCGCGGAGATTGACCGGCTGGCCGAGGCCTACGTGAAGGAACGGGATAAGCGGCTGCTCCAGACCCCCAAGGAAATCGCGGCCAAGGCGCGGCTAATCGATGCGCTGCACGCGCACGCCGACAAGCTGCGGTCGCCGGACGGCATCCTTGTCTACCGCTACGACGAGAGCGTGATCACACTGGAATCCGGCAAGGAGAAGCTGCGGGTGCAGGACGATTCGCGCGACGACGAGAACGACGAATAAACCTTCAGCGCAATGAGCGCGCAGGAAATGGCTGTGGAAATGGAGCGGGCATTGCTCGGCTGCACCACGCATTGTTCCGGCGTGCTCATGACCTGGCACCGTTGCCGGGAGCACTGCACGCCGGAGGAACTCAAGGAAGTGGGACGGCTCCTGAGCGAACGGTCCAACGGGCGGCTGGCGAACGCCCAGCGGCTCTGGTCGGACCGCTCCATCAACCGGGAACGATTGCTGCAACCTTTCATCGAGGCCTTGTTTTCTTGAAACCGGTGCGGTAGCAGTGGCTGCATGACACAACTCGATATTAACTGGCTGCAACGACAGGTGGCCAACGAACGAAACGCTGTCGTCGATCATCCGCTGTATCAGAAAGTCAATAGCCGCGACGCGCTCCGCGTATTCATGGAGCATCACGTGTTCGCGGTGTGGGATTTCATGTCGCTCCTGAAAGCACTCCAGAAACATACCACCTGCGTAACCGTGCCGTGGGTGCCGGTGGGCGACGCGCAGGCCCGGCGCTTGGTGAACTCGATCGTGCTGGATGAAGAAAGCGATCAGCTCAACGGCCAGTCGCCCTTGAGTCATTTCGAAATGTATCTGGCTGCCATGAAGGAAGTGGGCGCGTCCACCGACAGCGTCGAGGCGTTCGTGGAGCGGGTAGCGGGTGGCCATCTGCTGACCAATGCTTTCTTTGCGTGCCAAGTGCCGCCAGCCGCGCGCCAGTTTGTGCTGACAACAATGGACCTCGTCAGTCAGGATAAGCCGCACGCGCTGGCTAGTGCCTTTACCATTGGCCGGGAGGACGCCATTCCGGAAATGTTTACCCGGCTCCTGCCCACGCTGCCGGACGCGCCCACGATGCGGACCTACCTTGAACGGCACATCGAAGTCGACGGCGGCGAGCACAAACATCACGGGTTCGCGCTGGTGGCGCGGCTGTGCGGCAACTCCACGCCGTTGTGGAACGAAGCGGCGGAAGCCGGACGCGCCGCATTACAGGCCCGCGCCGATCTGTGGGACGCCATCGCAAATCTGTTATCCTGAAAACAGGATAACAAAACCGTCACGGCCCCAAGACTTTAAGCCAATGATTATCGCGGTTGTAGGCAAGGGCAGGAACGCGCCGGAGAACGTGGTCGATCTGGCGTTGCATGTGGGCGGGCTGATCGCCCGAGCCGGTCACATCACATTGACCGGCGGGCTGGGCGGCGTGATGGAAGCAGCCGCGCGCGGCAGTCGATTGGAGAAGGGTGTCACCCTCGGCATCGTGCCGGGAGAGGAAGCGCCCAATGATTACATCGACGTCTGCATACGCACCGGCCTCGACCACGCCGCGCGCAACGTGGTGATCGCCAAGACCGCCGACGCCATGATCGCGCTGGCGGGCAGTCACGGCACCCTGCAGGAAATCGCGATGGCACTGGACCGCGCCATCCCGCTGGTCCAGTGCGAGACAACGGACTGGAGCGCGCTGGCAGTCGAGCAGCGGGACCGGCATCATCTGGCGGCGTGGCTGCGCGACCTCACGCTGGCTGTCCACGCAGCCGACGTGATCGTGTTCGACGCGGTGAACAAGAAAGTCCTGCTGGCCAAACGCCCGCGCGAACCGTTCGAGGGATTGTGGGCGCTGCCGGGCGGGAAGATCGCGAAGGGCGAGGACCCCCGCATGGCAGCCGGTCGCGAACTGCTCGAGGAAACCGGCTACATCGCGCCGCCTGCCGCGCTCACATACTTTCGCAAATACGATGGCTTCGACCGCGACCCGCGCGGGCACGCCATCTCGCACGTGTTCCGCGTGGACTCGCTGGCCCTCACCCACTGCCGCACCGGCGAGACGGCGACGGCATGGTTCGCACCCGACGCGCTGCCGGAACTCGCCTTCGATCACGCGGAGATTATCGCCGATGCAATTAAGCTGGCATGATGTGCAGCACGCCGTCCACCGCGTGGCGTGGCAGTGGATGTACGACACGCGACTGACCGGCGTCTACGGCATCCCCACCGGCGGCTGCTTCGTGGCGCTGTTGCTCGCGCCGCTCTTGGAATTGCCGCTGCTCGATGCGCCGGGGCCGGGCGCGCTGGTGGTGGACGACTTGATTGACTCCGGCAACACGCTCCGGCAGTTCGAGGGCAAGTACGCGATCGACGTGCTGTTTCGCAAACCGCACTCGCCGGATTTGGACGTGCCCAGCGCGCGGCTGGTGGAGGGCTGGATTCATTTCCCGTGGGAACACGAGAGCGCCCCGGTAGACGCCGCGGTCCGGCTCCTGCAATTCATCGGCCGGTCGCCGGACGAGATTAAACGGGAAGCGCCGCTGCTTGTCGCGTCGCTGCGAAATCCAACCGGCAGCGCGGCCCTGCTGGCGATCACACGCCCCCGATAGATTTGCGACGGCGGAGCAGGCCGGGGGCACTGCCAGGGTCGTAACGCACCAAGAGGGAGCGTGGGCGCTCGCGGCGCCGGTCGACCACCTTTACCAGTAGGCCAGACCGATTCACGCGCACTTTCAGTGCGTTACGGCGTGATTGTTGTGCTCAAAACTTTCTTTAACTTTGTTGTTTTGCTCGACCTTGTGCTGTGCATATTATCAGTGTCAGTTTGTTTAGGATGTAGTCCTGATACAGTTGAGGGGCACGAAAGGAACCGAGACCGAGAAGCAGATCGACAGGGCGAGACGAAAGCCCAAAGTGACCGAGAGGGAGCAGGCGTCCGAGCAGTGGGTACGAACCACGAGGCCGAGATCGAAAGTGAAGGCCCAAGCCGGTGAGGCGGGACAGACCGCGGTAATCGAGAGAAGTGAAAGAGTTTTGAGTGCGAGCATCATGGAATCGCAGACGGGCGCGGACCGCGACAAACATCGACCATCCAACCGATGGCGACAATGAAGCGAGGCCCACGACACAACCGGTTGAAGAGCGACGTAATGGTCAGCGTGAAAGGCAGGCTGACATCCGAGCGATTGAAAATGAGCGACACTCTTTCAAGTGATTTGCGAAAACAAGCGCGAACCGAAAGTGCCAGAACCCACTGCAAACTATTAATCGCAGTGCATGGCCAATGAACAGTAGGACGGCGCGGACGACAGCAAATCACTGAAGCGTTTGAATAGAGCGCGAGCGGTCAGTTGCCCGGTTACGGGAGTGACAAACGGACCGTTCCTCTCTGTCCAATTAGACAGACCGTCGGCAATCAAGCCGCCGGACACACACACACAAATACAATGCACCACATGCTCGCAGCGATCATGCTGCTGATAACAGTCCACGGGTCAGTCGATCACAACGACGACATGCCCCACACCCATGCGGAACCCATCGAAGCAATCTGCGACGAGCGGTCCGAGCGGGAAGGCGGTGACCAATGAACGGTCCCGCATATTTCGCCGAGTACCGCATCGCGGCTGAACTCGAAAACAAATCCGACTCACACATCGCCGCGTGGATTGCGTGGCTGTTGAAACTGGTCGGCACAGTCAAGTAACCAACAACCCACACACACACTATGACCAACATCGAATTGATCTACACCAACACGCAGGAAGTCCACGTGGCCGCGAACGGCGGCGAGAAAGAAGTGCGGGCCTGCACCGTCCACGCGTTGAGCATCGTTGCTCAGATACCGTGGGGCGAGGCGCAGGCGCTGTTGCGCGCCGCCGGTCGGCAAGCCAACAAGGGCTTCAACATTGACGGTGCCGCACGCAACGGCAAGGTCGCTGGCTACACGTTCACGAACGTGATGCCGATGAACGAGGCCGGTTGGCCGGTCCCGCAGACACTGGCCCGTTTCGTCCGGCTGCATCCACGCGGACGGTATTACGTCACGACCGGTGCCCGCCGCAGGGCGCACGCCTTCGCAATAGTCGATGGCAAGCTGCACGACTGGCTGCGGACCGCGAAGCTGGCCCGCATCAACCGTGCGTGGACGGTGACCAAGACCGGCGAGTCGGTCACAGAACAGTGGGACCCGCTGTCTGTGCTGTGCACCAAGTGCCACGCCGGTCGCGGTCGGCCTTGCGTCCGAGCCAACGGCAAGGTCCAACACAACACACACCGCGTGCGTCGCGAGACCGCTCTGCGGTTGAGCCAGCGACCGCTGTGATTAGACAGTGGCAGCATTCAAATCCGAGTGCTGCCCTGCCTGATCGCCACAGGCCGTCAGGAACCGTCGAAATGAATCGGCGGTCACACACCAATACACATATGCAAAACGTAATTGAGATGGTC